ATGCGCTAGGGCATCTAGCGCTTGCTCTTTCAAGCTCGGCGGCTTGGGGCGGCGGCGCTCACGAATGTGCCGCACCAACATGCTGCGCTGATGCTTGGTCCCGCAAACCGGATCAACCAGCGCAATACTGCAGCAAGCCTCCAGCTCCTGATCTGCACCCCATTGGGCGGCATGTTCGATCACCTGAAGCGTAAGGTCATGAAGAGGAATGACCGAGGGATTCCCGTAGATCTCGTGTACCCACTTGGCAGCAAGCTTCGGCGGTGGAGTGATGGGGTGCTTTTCCATTACTTAAAAGTTTTTATGTTAGGTACGAAAGCTAGTCGTACCAGTGGATTTGGGGTGAGGGGCGTACAAAGGTTTATGGGCGAGTCGCGTTTAATGCAGCCCCGACCGAGCTGCACCCCTCGGGTTGTGCCGGAATCGAACCGACTGTCTGAAGCGTTGTCCGCCTGTCCTTACCAATGGACTACCAACCCAGCCCGCTGCCGAAGCAGAGCGGGAACCCTTCTATTGTTGCACACCTAAGGCTTCTGGCTCGTATTGCGTGAGTACGCAGACGTCAGCGCCCTGGCGCAGCGCCGTCCCAACGATGTAGTGGAACTGGTTCGGGGCGTCGTCCGACTCCTCGATCTGGTACTCCTCCACCTCGTAAGCCACGCCTTTGCGATACCAGGAAACTCGGACCACAGCCAGCAGGTTGTAGGGGATGTCACCGACGGTGTACCCCAGGGTGGGCTTCCTGGGGCGTTTCGGCTGGGGCGGTTCCGGCTTCACGGGATCTCTCCAAAACACCCACGCGGCAACCCGCATGAGCCCTAGGAAAAAGTTAGGCGGGGTGAAGTGTCCCATCAGTCCCACATCCGTGCGGCTTCCTGCATCAACTGCTCCAGCTCAGCCGCAGTTCGCTCATCCCCCTTTGGGGATACATCCAAAACCTGTCCCACTGGGGCAGATCCGTTGGTATGACTGGGATTAGCAGTGGGACACGGCAAGGGGTTGTCCCACTGTGAACCGGGTTCCGCCCCATCAATGTCCGAGCAGTGGGACACGTCAGAAGGCTGTCCCACTGTACTTTCCAGTCCCTGACTGGGTTCTTCCCCAGTGGGACACACATTTATAGACTTTTCACGCGAGGTAATTGCTCGATAAAAAGCAGTAGGAGAACCACCCCCCTTACTGGGGCGATTTTCAGCCACCTCGATCAGACCCCGCGAGATCAGGCGCTGGAGCGCCTTGCGGATGCCGGCGACACTTCCACCGCACAAGGGATCCGCAGCCAGGTCAGAGCGGCTCACAGAGCGCGGGTAGACAGCCCGAACGCGCTGGAGCACCCGATCCACCACCGACGCAGGTCCAGCATTTTCGGTATCAGCCTCCATGTAGTCAGCTAGGGAGAAGGTCAGATCGTTCTCCAGCTTCATCAGCAGCTTGGAACCATCCCGCCCCGCCCTGGACTTTTCGACGGTGATGAGGCGAGCGTTGTAGCCGGTCTGAGCCACCTGCTGAGCAGTGGGACGGCGCAGTCCCCACACCTCATCAACAGCGTCCCGAATGGCCGTGGAGCCCCGAAATCCGCCGGTCTTGTTGGCGTGGTGGATCAGCAGGATGGTGCAAGCCGGGAACATGCGCCCGTTGTTGTTCGCCAGCCAGTAGATCGGGCTTGCAAACTCTTTTTTGTTTTCGTCGAACGCCGACCCCCTGCTGCAACCCGTGATCGAGTCAATGATCACCAGCTTCGGCTGGTGCTTCTCGATCAACTTGACGAAGCGGTAGTACCAGTTCAGGTCCCACCCCATCACCACGGTCACCGGATCCGACGACTGGAACTCAAGGTCTCGCAGCTGCTGCTGCACCTGCACCTCAGACTGATCGCCATTCAGGATCAGCACCGGCCCAGATTCCACCGGAACGAGATCCCCCCGCACCGAGAACGGAATCCCACGGGCAACATGCTTGGCAATGGTCCAAGCGGACATGGATTTGCCGTCACCACCAGCGCCGTGGATCATCACGGTCCCAGGGCAGGGCAGCAGATCCGGGATCAGGTACTCAAACTTGAGGTCCTTGTTCAGCAAGCTGTCCATCGCCATCTCGTCATCCTGCTGCTCGAACTGCATCTGAGCGATCAGCAACCGCTCCAGCGCCCCAGCGTCCCGATAACCGGCTTCCAGCGCCAGCACGTTCATGGCGTGCGCCGCTTCCGCCGGGTTTTGAATCTGCTGGATCTCTTTCGCCCGGCGGATCACCTCGGCATAGGTGATTACAACCTGCCGAATTCGGGTGACGTTATCCGCCTCAACACTTTCAACAACCTTCCGCAGATCCTCCGAAAGCCACATACGGCCCGGAAGCTGTTGGTCCGCCATCCAAAAGAGCGTCCCAAGGCTGACCGGCCCTTTACGAAAGGACTTCCAGACCTCCTCACAGGGATTGCCGTCTGCCCAATCCTGTGAAAATTCAGGGTCTTCCGCCGACCACGCCGACCAAAGCGTCAAACCAAGATCAGTCGGCAGTTCCGAGTGGATCGCCATCCCCACCTTGACCCAGTGATCCCGGCTGCCATTGCCCTGCCCCGGAATGACCTTCAGCGCCGACTGGATGATCTCAGCCACCTCAGCTGGATCCCGATCCGAGAAATCGAGCGCCTTGCGGTTTTTAATGAAGCCGCCGTCCTGGATCTCCTTACCGGCGTGATCGCGCATCTCCGCCAGCAACCACTCAGGCGCATCAGGAATCGCCTCCAAGTCGCCTTCAAAGCCATACGAGCCTTCCGGAGCCTTCCCATCACTGGAGCCCGGATAAGCCCCGTAGATGACGCCCTGACGGCCCCAGAGCACCTCGTAACCAGCGCCGGTATCCGACAACCCAAAACCCTTCACCGAGCCCCACAGGGCCTCAGGAACGCGGAACAGGTACTTCGCCGCATTCGCCTTGGTCGAGGTAACGACTGGAGCACCCTCCAGCGACTCACCCCACTTCTTTTTGAGACGGCTGAGATTCCGATCCACGTCGAGAATCACGAGTCCCATGCTGCGACCGCCCGTAAAGACGCCCACCGCCTGGAACACATCCGGCTTGCGCTCGATCTGGAGCGCCACATCCGACGGTGCCATCACCTGATGGTGACTGCGCTCTAACGGCGTCTTGCCCTTCGAGATTTTCCCGGACTGGATCGCCTGGTCCTTGGCGTAGATCGGTGCATACGCCATCCCCACAGGCAGCTGGCGCACAAAAGCCAGCAGGTCCTGCGTCTTACTTTGCGACATGTTAGAGTCTCACATGAGAATGGAATCCACGGCCCCGCAGCTCCCGCTGTAGGGCCGTTTTTTCATGGTAGCCAAGGGGTCAAGCAGGTGTTACTGTGTAAGACGTTGGCACCTCTGCCGACCACACCAAACACTTAAACCATGGCTTTTCTCAGCAAAACCGCATCAGCAAACGTCAACGGCGGCAGCAGCGGTGGTGGCTACCTCAGCCTCAGCAAACTCCCTGATGGTGGCTCCGTCCGCTTCGCCCTACTCACTGACGAACCTCTGGAGTTCTACGAGTCCTGGGGCGCCGCCAACGGCGTCAACAAGCCCTTCCGCTTCGACTTCGAGCCCACCTACGAGGACGTGGTTGCCGAAATGGGCGAGTTCGAGCCCCGCGAAGGACGCGGCGGCCCTGGAACAGCAGACGTGAAGTTCGCCATCGCCTGCCCGGTCTATAACTACGAGTCCGGCAAAGTCCAAGTCCTGCAAATCACTCAAAAGTCGATTCTCAAAGAAATCGACCAGATCTCCCAGATGGAGGATTACTCCAACCTGCTGGAGTGGGACTTCACGATCAGCAAAAAAGGCAGCGGCCTGCTCACTGAGTACACCGTCCGCCCTGTTCCTCGCAAGAAAGGCAGTCAAGAGCACATCGACGCCGCCTGGATCGAGGCCAAATCCGAAGGCTTCGACATCACCCGCCTGCTTACTGGAGGCAACCCCTTCAAGGCAGGTTGATCAACTCTAAATTTTTAATGCCCCCTATGTAGGGGGCTTTTTAATCATGCACTCCTCCTGGAAAAAAGCGGTTGAAAAATCAATCGTGTATAAGAAGCTGGCTGATAAATATCAGTCACCCAAAGGTTACGCTCCCTGGAATGACGTAGTACGACTGTTTAGTATTGCGGGTAATCCAGAGAACCTACGTCATATACAACGTTCGTTCGGCGTAAATGAAGAAACCCAGCCTGTACTTGAGAGTGGCGTTGGAGCTTTAACCGCTGCTGCTCTTGATGCTCCGGCTATTTACGTTGAGCGCAATTTAATGGAGGCCATACTTTGCACAGAAGTTAGTGCCATGGAGCCACCTAAATTAGTTTTGCCAGCATTTTTTATTTGCTTACCTCGTAATACTTTGTTTGACGATTATGGAGATGAGATTACTAGTTTGTTAGTTATAGTGCAGAAAACTTATTTACAATACTCGCTAGCTATGTCTGATGCACTTTTAGACCACAAAACTATACTTATAAATAGAGAAATAGAACATAAAAATTTAGACAACCTTCGCGTTTATGCTTATACGTCAAAACATGCTGTTATCTCAGTCATACATGGGTGGGACACTAGCACAGTGCCCAAGGATGATACATCGCCTATCATGTATTCGCTCTTTGCCGGTGATGCGGTAGACAAAGATGTATTTAGACAAGCCACATCAGCAATGATGAGAATAGTTAAAAATGTAATTTTAATATACAACTACCAGAAAAATTATTTAGAGGAAATCCCTGCGAAAACTAGCGGTGCAGGTTTCACCAAAAACAAAAAAAGTAACAAGCGTACTAGTTTACCTGTACACCTACTAGGTAGAAAGTATTTGCTTCTCAAAGAGTCTTATAAGTCTCAACAGACAGCACCAAAAGGTGGCACAGTTCGCCCACACTGGAGAAAAGGCCACTGGCATACCGTTCTGACAGGCGCAGGACGCAAGGAGCGCAAGTTGCGCTGGTTTCAGCCGGTCTACGTCAACCCAACGCTTGACACATAGGTTAGAATCCAAGAGGGAAATAGTATTTACATGGCCTCCAATACGCAAGACACACTGGCATCACTGCGTAAATGGAGGCTGGAACAAGACAATTCAGGCCCCTTCCGGGTCTACCGAGACATCAATAACAACATTTACCATAGTGTTACACACATCCTAAAGGAAACAAGCGATAAGACCGGACTGGAGCGCTGGGAAGCTCGCCTGGGACCCGTCGAAGCGAGCTGCCAGCGCAACATTGCCGCAACACGCGGCAACATGGCCCACTCACAGGCGGAATATCTCCTCAAGACTGCCCAACAGCTGGCACGTTCCACCGCCAACAAGCGCAACTCAATCCGCTGGGACGAGCGTGGATTGGCTCGGATTCCCTCGCCAATCACGCAATGGGCATTAAACAGGGTCCGCCCGAATGTTCCAAGGGTTGGCTGGAGCGCAGCAGGTTACGCCCGCAGCCTTTCCGACTGGATCACTGAGAACGTTACCGAAATTTTCGCCTCGGAATTTTCTATTCACCACCCCGCAGGATTTGCGGGGACTTGTGATGCATTAGTAGGTGTAAAAAACAATGACTTAGTGTTAATGGACTGGAAAACTAGCGTTTCAAGAAAGACTAAAACGGACGATGAAGGACTGGAACGTCTACCTCCAGGCCACACCTACATCGACCAGTGCGGAGCCTATTCACTGGGACTGAAACACCTAACAGGTCTGAAACCCACTGGGGCAGCTGTGGTTTTAGCCCGCCGTTGTGGTAAGCCTAACGTTCACTGGATGACACTTAGCGAGCTAGAAGAGGCCGAACAGTCGTTCCTGGAACGCTGCCACCGTTATTTCGAGCAACTCCATTCAAGCCTCACGGATCCCATTCAAGTCGCAGGATGAAACCCACTGGTACAATGGTTGCCTGAGCGTGGCTGGAACCACCTCAGGCCGGACAACCTCTCTGACAGGCCGTCATGTCACAGTCTAGACCCCTGCCTCCCGTGGAACTTCTGTGGGAGCGCTACTCACTAAACCCATTCACTGGGAAATTCCATTCAAGGAAGACTGGAAAAGTCATTCAAGGCTACAAAGTAACAAATAAGTGGGGAAACTCCATTCACTGCATAGGTATTAGCTGGAACGCAAAGTTCTATAGAACTTCTTACGGCAGAACAGTTCTCGCATTCATAAAAGGGAATTGGCCCATTCAAGAGACAGATCACATAGACAGAAACCCATTCAATAACCGCCCATGGAACTTGCGCGAGGTAACGTCACGCCAAAACATTCAGAACAGGGGCAACTTTGGCGGTACCTGGGTGGAACGTAAGCAGCGATGGCAGGCTCAAATCCGCATCAATGGTAAGGTCAAGTGGCTGGGATACCACCGCACCCAATCGGACGCGGTGGCAGCCTACTGGCAAGCGGTGGAACGTTACGGCTTGGCTGATGTCCGCACCTTACGGGATTGCTGAGCTTTGCCGGCATCGCTTCGCGTCTTGCGTGGGGCACCTTTGCTGGCACGGGTCCTGGCTTCTGGGGCCTTAGGTGGTTCCGGTGTGCGCGGAAAAACTCCCGTAGCTTGTGGAAAAAGTTCAGCGGGTATGTCAGCCCCGCCGTTGAGGCGCTGGCAATCCCGCCAGTAGGACACAAGTTCCCGCCACAGCTGGAGCGGGCCCTCTTTACCGTGGGCAGCCTGCAGGGCCAGCAAATCAGCCCAGTCTGAGGCTTCAATGGTGGAACGTTCAACCGCCCAGCGCAGGTCGCGCAGGTGACGCTTCTCAAGTCGCAACTGTTCGCGCTCAGCCTCTCGGGCGTCTGCGCGGTCTCTCTGACTGGTGAACATAGGCTCGATTTGCCGTACCCTGCGACATTAGCGCAACGGTCAACCCTTGCCAGTTGGGGCTGATGTAGTATTGTGGACGAGCACACCAAGGCATACCCTGCCATGCAAACCACCACACCCAAAGCCAGCCCCGCACTGTTGGAGCGTATCGGACGGCTGGAGATTTGCTCCGGTCACTGGGTTCTGATCCGAGACGGCGAACCCGAGACGGATTGTTCCCACCAATGGCACCACACACCGGAGCGCCACCTAGAGACCTGCCTATCTGAGCACTGGCGTGGTGTCTCCCTAGGTTTCGTTCCTTCCTATTGCGGCTGGAGTGACTACGCGAGTACCGGGCTAGTGGGCAAGGCTAATTTCAACGTCTTAACCGACCCTGCCAGCACACCCGACCCACTAGGTGGAATCCTCACCGTGGGCTACGGCTGGAACGGGTCCGGCGCTGTGTTGGATTTGCTGCGGGTTCCTGCGGACGTGATCGAAACCGTAGAAGCGCTGGAGTCTTACCCGCTGATCTCTGAAGACGAACACTCCACGCTGGAGATGGAGGAAATCGACCGGGCCTGGCAGGACTGCTACGCGTCAGACTGGCGCGATGCAATCCGGGATCAACTGGCTGCCTACTGTCCGCTTGAGGTGTTGGAGCGTAACGCTTACGGCCCGAGCACCGCTAAGTTCTGGGCTGATGACCAGCTGGACTCCCTGCCCGAAGACAAGCTGGAACGGGAACTGCAGGAACTGTTCCAAGTGTGCCTGGAGTGGAGTGGTGAATGTTGGGTAGTGGAGGACCTCAGCTGTGGCGCCTGTATCAGGCTTGAAAAGGTCGCGGACGGTGTTGATCGCTCAGACCTAGTGGAGCTAACTGGTTTGGCACTGTTGCCGGTTGATCAGGAGTGGCGCCGGGAGTCCTACCCGTGGCCGGATGGTTCCCGCGATGCTCTGGCGCCGGCCTTGGCTTGACACCTAGCCGGATCCGGTTCTACACTCTCACACGAGACCCAACCCTAAGGCTCACACCATGGCAACAGTTCAGGATCTGCTGGCCTACGCCAGCCGTCGCGCCACCATCAGACAACAGGATTATTTCGACCCTCGCTACGCACGCGCCGATGAAGTGCGGGCGTGGCGCAACGACAAAAGCAAGCGTGATCGCCAGCGGCTGGTAGTTCTGCGCAGCTGGCCCGGACGCTGCCGCAGTGCCGAACCCCTCGTGCCTGGCAGGTACTGGGGAACCCGCCTAGAGGTTACTGCTAGCGGTGAGATCGATTTTACCGCTTGCCAGTATCCGGGCCTAGAGGTCTGGCTCGCCGTGGCGGATTATTTCGAGCGCACCAACGTGGTGGAGGGCTGAGCGATGCTTAAGACTCTTACCGTTTGGGATGTGGAGCTGACCGATACGTTTGGCGGCCAGGCAAATTACAGCTGGGTGCGACGCGATCAACTGGCGCTTCCAAAGGACGCCAGCCGCCGACAGATTGTGACCGCTGCTAAGGCTGCCCTAGGTCTGACTGGCACCCGATGCCGGACGTTTGAGACTGGCGAGGGATTCGAGCTTCGTCCTGTTGGAGCGTGCACCGTTGCCTTCATCCTGCCGTCTTACTGACTGGAACCCCCACCGATCAACGGCCCGGCTTTAGTGCCGGGCTTTTTGCTGCGCGGCCTGCGGCCGCTTGCAAGCTGACAGCCTAAGATTGAACAAACGCCGGGAATCTTAACAGTGAACGATCAGCCGGAAGCTATCAACGAGGCGCCGGAAGATCTTCCGGAAGCTGTAAACAACAAACGGCGACCCTATGGGAAGCGCAACCCTGACGCAGTTATCGAGGAACGTAGGAAGCGTTTGTACAAACGCCAGCTAACGGGTTTAACCGTTCGGCAACTGGTGCTAGATCATGCTGATCGTGAAGGCATAGGCGAAGTTACAGCCTGGAGGGATTGGGATGCAGTCAAACAGTGGAACGAACAGGATTGGCAGAAAGACAGGGAGTCGATAGTTTCACGTCTCCAGGGGATGCGCCTACGCGCTATCGATGCTGCTATCCGTAAGGGCCAAATCGGCTCCGCCCAACTCCTCATGCGGGACCTCGGCGCAGTCGTTGGTGAGGTCGCACCGGAAGCGCAGGCAGCCGCTGCCCCTACGCTGAACATCACCGTGGAAGACAAGCGGCAAGGCTAGGCAGCTGCCGATTCTGTGATACAATGGGGGCTAGTCACACCAAGACTCCCGATGACCACCCTTGAAACCGGCAACCGCAACTGGCTTGTAACCGCCAAAGCGCAAGCTGATCTCAGCCGCGACGTTGCCGCATTGGCCGACCGTATCTGCCGTGGCACGACACGTGGCGCTGATGACATGTCAGAACTCTGGCGCCTTGTGCGCTTGGCACGCGAGCTTGGAGCCTGAGCGATGCAGTCCCGTTTTCTCACCCTGGCCGCTGTGCTCACCGCTTGCGGTGTGCTTGCAATGGGCGCCGACAATGCAAACCGACTGGCACGGTGCGAGTCTGCCGGGCGCTCCGCTGCTGAGTGCCGGCTGGTTGTGCTTGGCCGCTAGCGCGGCTTGTGCCAATCGGCGATCCGGTACAGATCGCGCCGGGTCGCTCGCAATCGGCTCACCGATCCTGTAGATTTACACAGTAACGCTCACCCAAAGCGAACCATGACCTCAGTTCCCAGCCGCGCCACCAAAGCTCAGCTGTGCGAAATTCTCTCCGCAACAATTGAGCAAAGGAACCGCGCACTGCACACCGCAGCCCAAAGCCAAGAGCAGGCCACCACAGCGCTGGTCATCGCCATCGTTGCCTTCTGCCTAGGGCTCCTGTTCTGATCACACTGAGCCGGGGGGTAACCTCCGGTTTTTTTGTGCGCTAAGCGTGGTCCAGGGAACCTACTGACATATCCTCAATTCCTTCCTCTGTTACACACCGGGGGCAGGGGTTCAATTCCTGTAATACCCTAGAAGGTACCTATATCCCAAAAAATGCCCGATTCTGCTGGAGCACTGACCCTCCGCTACGCGCAAGGCGAAGTTTTCTCCAGTCGAAAACGATTCAGAGTGCTGGTAGCTGGCCGAAGGTTCGGCAAAAGTTACCTGTCATGTATCGAGTTATTGCGTGGGGCAATCGAAAGGCCGGGCGAAACTTTTTTCTATGCCGCGCCTACGTACCGGATGGCGAAAGACATTGCCTGGAAGGTAATGAAACGCCTCGTCCCGAAAGCCTGGATCAAATCCAAGAACGAAACGGACCTCAAGATCGAGCTAGTGAACGGCTCGACCATCGAACTGAAGGGCACTGAAAACGCAATGGCGTTGCGCGGTCGCAGCTTGGCTGGCGTGGTGCTGGACGAAGCTGCCTTCATGGACGCCGAGGTCTGGTTCGAGGTGATCCGCCCCGCCCTTGCGGACAAACAAGGCTGGGCACTGTTCATCTCCACCCCCGACGGCACCGCCAGCTGGTTCTACGACCTCTGGTGCTATTGCGAGGAAGGCGACAAGGACTGGCAGCGGTGGCAGTTCACCACGATTGACGGCGATAACGTCCCCCCGGAAGAAATCGAAGCTGCCCGCGCCCAACTCGACCCCCGCACCTTCCGCCAAGAATTCGAAGCCAGCTTCGAGAACCTCAGCGGTCTCGTCGCAATCTCCTTTGGCGACGACAACATCAACAAAGACGTCCAAGACCTCCCCGTCCTACCCCTCTTACTTGGAGTGGACTTCAATGTGAGTCCGATGACGGCTGTCTGCGCCGTCAAAAAAGGCGAAGACTTGTGGGTATTTGACGAGATCGTACTGACTGGTGGAGCGACCACCTGGGACCTCTGCGAGGAGGTCCAGAACCGCTTTGGCGTAGAGCGCCGCGTGATCGCCTGCCCGGACCCTACAGGAGGCGCCAGGAAGACCTCAGGCGTTGGCGCAACCGACCACAACATCCTCCGCAAATCCGGTTTTACGGTCTCCAGCCCCCGATCTCCCTGGGCCATTCGTGACAAAATCACGGCTGTCAACACAGCGCTGCTAGATGCGTCTGGACGCCGCCGGTTATTTATAAATCCAAAATGCAAAGAGTTAATTAAGTCTCTACGCACACTCACATACGCACCCAATTCACAACTACCCAACAAAAATTTAGGTGTAGATCATAGTTTTGACGCTCTGGGCTATATGTGTTTGCAGGTATTTAACCTTGCAAAAGGTGAAAACATCGGAAAAACTAACTATAGAGTTTGGTAGCATTTACCTCTTTTTGTCTAGCACGCCACGCACGCATTTTGGCCCTGTTATTGCACCGTTTGCAGCAAAATTTTTGCCTAAAATTAGTAGGCTTAAACTCGCTGAAGCACTCCGTGCACTGAAGGATGCCCTTGCTTGCCATAAGCGCGTCAAAATGCTCTTTATGCCATTTACTGCCCTCTTCCGATTTATGCCAAGCTTTTGCTGCCTCTTTACCTAATTGTTGAATAGTACGCATATGTTCTTTTGCTTTCTCCGTGGAACTGTGCGCGCGTACGTGCTCCTTTCCATCTACAAGCTGTAAGTTGTCGATTTCATTATTTCGCCGGTTTTGGTCGATGTGATGCACGTGGTGGCCAGCTGGGACGGGGCCGTTATGGGCTTCCCACACATCTACATGAAGCCTCCGTGGCGCAACAAGTCCTTTGTGCCTCGCGTAGTACCGCCCGTCCCAGTAATACTCATGCTCACCGACTGTTATCCGGCCCATTGGATGCGCTAGGTAGATGCCTTAGGGTACAGGAACGGCATAAATCCGTCAACCCCCGTAAGCTGTGTTTACTTGCCCTGCAGATATGGCTAAAAAGCCCACTAAAGGCCAGAAGAAGGTGGAAAAAGTCATGTCCGAATACAAATCTGGCGCACTGAAGTCCAGCTCGGGCAAGAAAGTAACCAACCGCAAGCAGGCGATTGCTATTGCCATGTCCGAGGCCGGCATGGCCCGCAAAAAGAGGAAAAAATAATGGCAAAACGCGGCCTCTACAGCAACATCGCTGCAAAACGCAAGCGCATCGCCGCCGGCAGCGGCGAAAAAATGCGCAAACCTGGCACTAAGGGCGCCCCCACCGCCGCTGCCTTCAAAGCCGCCGCCAAAACCGCCAAGCGACCTAAAGGTCGCAAATAACCCGGAGATAAACCATGGCCGCCACAGCAATCATTGCTAAGGATCACTTCACTAACGTCGTTGAATACACCGGCGCCAACCTGACAGCCGTAAACGACTGGATGGAAGTCCCCGCGCAGTCCTCCAGCTACACCTTTGCGGCCACTGTTACCGGCGGCGCCAACTTCCAACTAGCCCTGGAGTGCAGCTTCAACGGCAACGGCAACTGGTTCACCATCGAGAACGGCAAAACCATCAACTCCAACGGCCAATACGTCTATTTCTACGACGGCAAACCTGCCGCCAAGATCCGTATGCGCATTGACTCCATCAGCTCTGGCACGCCCACGGTGGTACCCCACATTGCAGTTGCTTATCACGGCTAATGGCAATCCAAACAGTAAATGGAGGCTGTATTCACATCGAAATTGATGCTGAAGACGGCCTCACCCACGCCACATTCGTCTTCAAATCACCCCAAAACCCCGAAATCCTCGGCGGTTTTGTCACCATGCTGGCCCAAGGCGTCGAAGTACTGGTGCCTATCACCGACCCCGACGACGAGGAAGACGACGATGATTGATGCCAAAATAAGTACAAAGTAGGAGCCTAGCCGTGGTCTACAGCGCCAACATCCCCCCAACTGGAGCTGTAGTCAGCGAATCGCCGTTCGTCCGCAGCCTCGAAGTCATCGGCATGATGCCGGACTGGAGCGTCATGGCTGCCGTTACCAACGGCACGAATTACCTGCGGGACATGAGCGAGACTTATCTCCCTCAGGAACCACGTGAGGATGACGAGGCCTACCAGACCCGCGTCGACCGCAGCGTCCTTAGCCCTTACACCAGTCGCCTGATCGAGACTGCAGCGGGCGCCATCCTCCGCAAACCGATCCACATCGAAGGCGACCCCTACTGGCTGGAACTCGCCCAAAACATCGACGGACTGGGCTCAAACATCAACGAATACGCCCGCCGCGCCTTGGTAAGCAGTCTTACCTACGGCCACAGCGCCATTTTGGTGGATTACCCGGCAGCGAGCGCAGCCCGGAATCTGGCCGAAGAGCGTGCCATGGGCCGCCGCCCCTACTTCGTCCACGTCGACGCCCCCCAGATCTGGGGCTGGCGCAAGGAACCCGGCACCAACCGCCTACTGCAGGTCCGCATCCACGACTACGACGTCCGCCCGCTGAACGAGTTCGGCGAAGAACAAGTCGAGGAAATGCGCGTCATCTATCCCGGACGCTACGACCTCTACACACTGGGCCAAGAAGTCGTCGAGTTCACGGCAACTGGCGGCTACAGCCTCGACGAAATCCCCCTAGTCCCGATCTACAGCAACCGCCGTGGCCTGCTGGTATCCCAACCGCCCCTGCTGGATATCGCCAACCTGAACATCACGCACTACCAACGCCAAGCCGACCTCATCCACGCGCTCCACATCGCAGCAATGCCCACCCTCGTCCTAGAGGGCTGGGACGACACCACCGGCTCCGCAACGATGGGCGTGAACTACGCCATCGCCATGCAACCGGGCAACAAGGCGTACTACGTGCAGGCCGACGCCACCAGCTTCGACGCCCAAATGCAAGAACTCCAGTCCCTGGAGGGCCAAATGTCCACACTTGGTGTGACCAAACTCTTTGGCCAAAAGTTCGTCGCTGAATCCGCCGAAGCCAAGCGCATCGACCAAGCCCAATCCAACAGTGTGCTCTCGATCATCAGCCAAGAACTGGAAAGCGCCCTCAACCAAGCCTTCAGTTTCGCCGCCCAATACGTGGGCATGGAACCGCCCGAAATCACCATCGACCGCGACTTCGACTACTACCGCCTGATCGGCCAAGACGTCTCCGTCCTGGCACAACTCAACCAGATGGGCAAACTCAGCGACGCCATGCTGCTGGAGATCCTGCGTCGCGGCGAAGTCCTCCCCGACAACATCAACATCGAGGACGAGCTTGCCGCCTCCACAACCAACGCTCTTGCCCTACCAGAAGCAGCAGAAAACAGCGGCGATGAGGACATGGAACGCCGCGAGGAAGACCTCAATTCTTAACTGCTAACCTAGAAACGTCCAAGTAACACACAACTGTGCCTGAAGAACAGCAAGCACCAGTAACTCCTGTGGAGGCTGTTGCCCCTCAGCCTGTGGCTGAAAGCTTTGATCTGGCCGCCCAACTCGAAGCACTTCGTGCGAAAAACCAAGAGTTGATCGCGGAGCGCCGCAAGGACCGCGAAAACCGCGAAAACCTCCAAAAACAACTCGATGAACTGCGCGTAGCGCAGGAATCCGCCAAAACCGCCAAGTTGGCCGAATCCGGCGAATTCAAAACTCTCTGGGAAGAGGCCCAACAAACAGTTGCTGACCTCAAACAACAACTAGCGGCAAAAGAATCGGAAGTCGAACAAATCCGTCACGGGTTTACACAAGAGCAAGTGAAATCCGCTGCGATTGCACAACTCTCCCAGGCTGGTGCATTGGCACCTGATCAGCTGTATCGTTTACTTCAGGAGAACCTACGCGCTAAAGAAGGTCAGCCTGTGGCTGTCGTCGGCGGCGTGGAAGTTCCAGTTGGTGAATACATCGCCAACTTAAAAAACCCCGGTAGCGGTTACGAGCATCATTTTGCAGCTACGAACCGTGCCGGCATGGGTGTTACGGGTAGTGCCCGTAATACCTCCCTCCCCGGCCAAGCCAACCCCTGGTCTAAGGACAACTGGAACATCACTCAACAGATGATGATGCTTGCCAGCGACCCCGACAAAGCCAGGTTGCTTAAAGCAGAAGCCGGTCTTTAGCCCCTGTGGGGCAACCTCCCCAACCTTGACTCCACTGGAGCTACCCAATGTCTGCTTCTAACAGCAACTTCGGGGGAACTTTTCTCTCGAACCTTGTAACTCGTCCCGAGTTTCTTCAGTACACCGCTGAGGGCATCTTCGAGCAATCGAAGTGGGTCCAGAGCGGCATCATCCAGCGCAACGCTGCCCTTGATGCCCGTGCTGGCGGCACCCGCGTGCGCGTGCCTTTCTTCGACCCCATCGCCCCCACCGAGACCCAGATTCTCTCCACCTCCAGCTGGAACGGTGGTTTGGGTTATCTGACCGCCCAGAACGTCACTGCCGACGAGCAGATCATGACGATTCTGCACCGTGGCTTCGCCTACGCCGCAGACGACCTGAGCAAGCTCGGCTCTGGCGCTGATCCCCTCAGCCACGTCCGCAACCAGCTGACCGCCGCCATCAACAAGCTGAAGACCGCCACCCTGGCAGCCCAACTGCTGGGTCTGTTCGGTGGCATCTCCGGCGCTGGCGTGCTTGGTCCCAACCAGACCAACAAAACGTTTGCTGGTGTGCCCGGTTCGATGACCGAGGCAAACTTCCTGAACGTCGCCAACGTGGTGGCCGCCAAGGCAGTTCTGGGTGAGCGGGGCGACAACCTCGACTCCATCGCAATGCACTCCAACGTTGCGTACTACCTCCAGCAGGTGGGGATGCTGACCTTCAGCACCTCTGCCCTGTCTGCAGGTGGCGCCGTTGTGTGGGGCGGCGGTGGTGTGGGCGTGACCCAAACCGAAGTGGCGACCTTCGCTGGTCTCCGCGTGGTGATTGACGACCAACTGGTTGCACTGACCGGCGGCACCTCGACCCACGCCAAGAAGTACCCCGTGTACCTCTTCCAGAGCGGCGTCGTTTCCGAGGGCATCCAACAGGATCTCCGCCTTGGCGCAGACCGCAACATCCTGTCGATGCAGGACATCCTGGCTGTCGACTACCACTACGGTTACCACATCACTGGTACCAAGTGGAACGTGGCTGGCGACAACCCGACCAACGCTGCCACCACCGGCAACCTGGCCGACACCGCCTCCTGGAGCCTGGTGTACAGCACCACCAAGCAAGTGCCCATTGCTCGCCTGCTGGTTAATACACCTTTTGATGTCAGCGCCTACTAAGAACAGGTTCTGCATAAGGTACGATAGGGGTTCTACGGAACCCCTTTTTTCATGGAAACCCGCCCCATCCCATCTGTTATTGGTTATGCCGCTTCAAAATGCGGAAAAATAATTAGTTACCACCGCCTTGAACCGTTTGAACTTAAACAAGCGGACCATCGGCAGGGGTATAAAGCAGTATCCGTAAAGACCGCACAAGGCATAAAAACTCGTCTAGTGCATCGGCTAGTTATGGAAGCTTGGGTGGGACCATGCCCAGATGGTTGCGTAACAAACCATAAGAACGGAATTAAAAGAGATAACCGTTTAGAGAACTTGGAATACTGCACGCAAAGTGAAAACATGGCCCATTCCTATGGGTACGGCCTTAGCCCTAAACCACCTACTACAAGAGGATCTGAGTGTCGTTTGTCTAAATTGACAGAAGAAAAAGTCCTGGCTATACGGGTTGAAACAGACCGCAAGCCAGGGTACTTAAAGAGACTTGCTGCGATGTACGAAGTTACCGCGCCAACAATCTCAAAAATACTGCTGCGTCACACGTGGACGCATATTTAACCCTCAATCTCACCAATCCGAATCCGCTCCTGATACTCAAAGATTGCTGGAGCACGCCCCACCATCTTGTACGAATGACTCAGCAACTCACGAAACACATGCGGACTAACGGCCAGCTCCTGCTGGATCGTCTCCGCATCTTTACCAGCGGCAAACATTTCCCGAATTGCCTCAGCAACAGGCTCCAGTGAGCGAACGGTGTCACCGGGCAGCGCGGATGGTGCAGATGTCCCCTTTACTTCTAGGCTGTCAGCAGCTTTGCGAGCAGGCATGAGTACAGTGCGTCTCTTCGTACTACAGGATAACTGTCGCAGCTTTGTTGACGTCCAATATGGCCAACACCTAGAAGCCCAAGCCGAACTGGAAATGTTTGGCGCCAAGGTTTATCACTCAATGATGCTGCGTGAAACAGCCAAACAAAGAAAATCCCGCACTGGCGCTAGACTCAAACAAAGGATGTACTGATTGTGGCTGCCGTCATTGATGCCACTGTTGCCGGCGCGTCAGCCAATAGCTACGTGACGCTGGCTGCTGCCAATACGTATTTCGAGACCGTCCCGGATTCGAGCACCTGGACCGACAAGACCGACGACCAAAAGAACCGCGCTTTGATCAGCGCCACCCGCTGGATCGACGCCCTCAGCTTTTACGGCGACCGCTGCACCACAACACAAGCTTTGAAGTGGCCCCGCGAGGACTTCGAGGTCGACGGCATTGAGCTGGTCTGCACTGTCATCCCAACAGAAATCAAAGTCGCCACCTACGAACTGGCACGCGCCCTCGCCAACGACACCGACGCCATCACGGGCAGCACCGGCACCACCGGCCTCTACGACCAAGTGGAACTGGGCGAGCTAAAGGTCAAATACAAATCCAGCTCAATGACACCGGGCATGGTGAACAACGTCTTCGACCTCTACCCCTGGCTGCAGACCTACCTCGGCGCCTATTGCATGGGCGGCGCCACCAACTATGCCGTCCGTCTACGTCGAGGCTGACATGGGCCTGATCGACACCACCTTTGCCCCAATCCCCACCTCAGTCCTCGCCGACTGGGGCCAAAACATCACGTACATCAAAACCGCCACTCCACGCACGTACAACCCCACAACCGGAGCTGTCACCGGCGCAGATACCACGGTCACGGTTAAAGCTGTGATCACTCGCGTCAGCCCGCGTGAAGCCGAAGGTTTATACCAAACAACAGACCTAAAGGTCATCATTGGCGCCAGCGAACTCGGCACCTACTACCCCACCGAAGCCGACCGCATCCAGTACCAACAAGCTGGAGCAACCCGCGAAGCCAAAATTATCGCCATCACGACCTATCGCGGTGACAACCCTGTGTACCACTCTCTAATCGTGAGGCCCCAGTAATGGCAAGGGATTTTAAGCACTTACTTAATGACCTCAAGGAGGTAGTAACCACTGGCGCTCGTCACGCTGCCGTAGAAATTATGAACAGCTTGGCCGAGCAAGGACCGGCGTATTCAGGCCAGTTTTCCTCTGCCTGGTATGCGGTAGAACCCGGTCAAACACCCGGAGGCCCACGTTCCGCAGGCAACAACATCTACAAGTACGACTTACGTAACGTACCTAAAACAAAATTTCGCACTGGCACCTACTACGAAATTGTTAATGGAGCTGATTACGCGCCTCAAGCGTTAGATCTGGAAGAGGGCCGCTTCCAAACGCAATACGACGACGCCGGAAACATCCTTGAACCGCTAAAAACGCCTGTGGCTGTCGGTACTCGCACGGGCGCCAAACGCGGGCAAGTTTCTAACGGAGAAGGATTTGCCGTTAGTACAGCTCCGTTGGACTGGTACGTTACGTACACAAACGGAGGCGCTATGCAACGTGACCTTGGAAACGGTGTACGTATCGGTTTCCGCCAAGGACCGCGTGGCGGAACACCTTCTGGAACAGGGTTTAGCCGATGAACTACCAAGCAATTCGCGCTGCTGTCGAAAACCCTCTACTTACAGCCTTCGGCTCACTGGTACCAGCAGTCCCTGTTTATTTCGACAACATCACAGCAGTTCCGCCTAACACGACAACTGAGTACGTCCGCGTCAATGTTACTTTCGGTATTACCAACGAACCCACGCTTACCAGCAGCGTTGACAACGCCCGTGGCGCAATTGTTATCCGCATTTTCACGGAAAAAGGCAAAGGCCCAGCCCGCAACCAAACCCTGATCACCACAGCAGTAAACGCTCTGGAAACCCTGAACAACACCGCCAAGACAACAAGCGGCGTATTTTTCCGAGTCGGTGAAATTAACGGCCCTACATTTTCTGCGACGGAAGACGCGCCTCATTTCGTCGGGAGGATTGATACGTCCTACGTCGCAACTGTTTTGACGTAGGTAATGCTTAGTTACAGGCGCTAACCTGTATTAAGCCGGGCAGTGCCCGCCCAACAACGTTCACTTGGTACGCCCTATGGCCACCACCGTTCTGTCCGGCACGTCCGGCGCCCTCTACTACAAACCCGCTGGTACCACCGGCACTTTCGGAGAAGCTGGCGTTAATACCAGCACCGATGTAATCACCGTCGCTCCCTACCTGAACTTCAAGGTAGGCGACCCGGTGAAATTCCGCGTGGTGAACAGCCAGACCGGCGGCACCGGCAGTGGCACCCTGCCTGCGCCCATCTCTGACGCCACCACCTATTACGTCTTGAGCTACACAGCTGCCAC